AAATAATACTCCGGATAGTTTTGACTCGCATAAATACCCATATAATCGATAAATCTTCTCGTATAAAACTCTGCAAAGTTTCTATATTTTTGAGTTAATGCATCTACCTCCTCTTTAGTTGGTACATCAGCAGTCTCGGATCTATGTTTAAATAATCCTCCATTCTTAATCTGCACTCCGGCAAATGGTACATAATCTACCATAGCGAAATGGATTAACATCGGTTGTATGTAATCAGTTAATAAACTTAAATAACTCGCATATTGCGGATCGTTAATATCTCCGCTATCTATTAAATCAGAATACTTATCATAAAGTTGAGTACCTAAATAATTCTGAATATGTATCTGCTGTGCAATTTTAATAAACTGCATAAACTCGTTACTATCTAAATTACCATTTATGATAGTGTTTCTCTTTATATCTATTGGTGTTACAAATAATACCATTTCTTAATTTATTTAGGTAAAAATCCTTTATTCGGCATATCGATAGGTCTTGTAGAAACTAATTTATCATTCTTAACTACATAACCGTACTGCTCTGCTTTTCTACTTGCTATTCGTTTAGCTTTTGGAGAGTTTACGTCTATTTTGATATTATCAAAGCTTACATAAACTTGCTTATTCCAGCGATGATGGCACGCACCACCACCTTTATAAAACCATACATCATAAGTAGTAGCTCCTCTTGGTCCGAATCCTTTACGCTCTCCATCTTCATTAGTTCTAACCTCGTTAACTTCTTTGCTTGACATAGATATTATATCTTCTTTGCGATATATCTTACCGGCATCTATCATTTTTCTGCAAAACTTTCTACTTTTTTCAGTAGTTTCTCCAGCATAAACATAACGAGTTATAAAGCGAATATCATCTATTACATCATCTTGTTCACTTTTTGCGTTAGGATTTGCAGTACCAGTAGATAGAAACTTGTATATCTTTGAAAATAAGGTAGGTTTTAAGCTTTTAGAAAGCATTTCATTCTCTATATCATCATTATCATAGTCTACCGGGTATTCATCGATTAGAAGCCAATTACTCGGTGCATCTTCTCCTAATGAAATTAGCTCATCCGCTATATCAGTATCTAAACTAAAGTTAACTCCGGTTTCCTCTATTACTTGCTCATCCGTTTGTGCGTTATCTAAATTAGCAAACTCTAAAGGTTGTAATGTTTTGAAATATAACTTTAAGCTAATTTGATTAAACGCTAATATTCTATCTATGTTTTTAATGATCAAATCCTGGAAAGGTCTAATAACGATGTTATCCATCAATGTAGAAGCAGTTTTTAATTCATCTGCGTTATTACCTAATCCGGTACTATCTTTAATCCCTAATAACATTGGACTAACTACTCTATGTGATAGCATTACTTTTTGTGTACTCTCTGAAGACAAAAACTCATATTGATTATGTGCATCTGATAACTGTACTGCATCAATAGTAGCACTTGAATCTTTTGAATCGTTAAAAGCTAAAATAAATCTACCAGCATTAGAAGATCCTTGATACTTTCTGCGAATATCATCCTCTATAACTTGCTGCATATCTTCATCCGGTACTCCATTATTAAAGTTGATTAACATTCCAGGAGCTAATCCGTTAAGTACGTTATTTAAATGAAAGTTAGATATCTCCTCCTCTAATTCTGCGTACTGTACACCACCTTGATATGCTACCGGAGAATAGTAAAAATAACCCGGTTTATATGGTTTAATGTATAAGATTTCATTACCTTCAGTAGAAGTACCAAAAGCCGGTATAGCTTCCGGGATATCGTTTCTTTTAATCTTTGCCCAATCGTGAAAATAGTAGTAAAAATCTACTACACCATTCTCGTTAGCTTTACCACTTCGTAAAGTTTCTACTGGGAAATGCTCTACTTCTAATATCTGCGTATGATCTAAATTATAAACCACTTGCAAAGCTCCATTCCCTAATAAGTAGAAATCATTTACTAACTTTTCGATACAATCAGGTTTTATCAGTTGTAGAAATTTAGCATAACTATCCGGATTATCTTTAGCATCCATAGCATCTAATCCTCTACCAAATATCATTTGCGAAATACCATTTACACAAGCGTTATTAGTAGGCGATCCGTTATATCTATCGATTAAATACTGAAAATAATTATTATCTGCTCCGTATTCTACCCAATTCTTACCTCTTACCTCTTTTACTAACGGAGAAGTATAATTAGACATTTGTATAAATCTAATATTACCCATATTATATAATTATATATTCGTTATCTGCATCCGGCTGCTCTACATATATTCCGGCATTTATGCTATAATCTGCTACTAACTGATTAGTACAAAATACTCTATCCTTGAAAATTACCACATCGTTAGCAAGTAAAGTAATTACATAGAAGTTATTTTCTAATAAGTCGAAAACTCCACTAACATAATAATCATCTCCTACTATATCAGAAGTTACCTCTACTGCTACGGTAGTATTTCTCTGCTCATCGTATAGCGATAATTCTATATCTTCTGCATATACTCTCGGTATACACATAAAAGTTTGCTCTAAATTGCTTTCTTGTAAAACTATCATACTTATATAACGAAGTAAATCGAATATTTGTACTCTATACCCAAAATGGTATAAAATGTAATATATAAGTTACCTTATAGGGTATAAAAAAAGGGAAGCTATTGCCTCCCTCTTCTTAACTAACCTAATCTAATTAAGCCGGATCAATATTAGTATTATCTAAATTATTACTAATTACTGATGAAGCTACTAAATAAGGATAAAATGGCTCTTGAGCTGTAAATGCTAAAGTATACCCGGATAAATCTCCAAATGCAGTACCGGTAGAGAATGTACCTCCGGTAATATCACATCCGCGAGTAACACCTACTGAATAAAATTTACCGTTATTATCTTCAATGAAGATATGAGGTCTACCAATTACAATTTGATGTAAAGCTACGGTAGTATCGTTATCCAATTTGTGTAAAGTAACATTAAGAGCTTGCTCATAGAAAGTAGTTCCGTTATCAGCAGACTGCGTTACGGTTACTTCTAAATTATTAGCTCCTCGCACTTCATATTTAAAAATATCGGGAGTACCAGCAATAGCAGTAATCTCGCCATCCGTGATAGTCAAAGCTCCCAAAGTCCCGTAATCAGCAAAGTATACGTTACGAATACCTCCTACATTGTCCTTACAAGCTAATAATCTACCGGTTGAAATTCCACATTGCATAGTTTATATATTTTAAAGTTAAAAAATTAGTCGCAGTTTACTAATACGATTTCCTCTCCGAATCCTACTTGAGTACCTTGAGACCATCTCATTACGAAACGTACATTTTTAGATCCATCCAAAGAAGCCATATCTAAAAGTCGTACTTCATTCAAATTATCAAGTAGTCCGATTCCAAAATACAAGTTAGATTTACGAGCTAATACGATTTTACCTCCAGTCAAAGCACCAGTTACGAAAATTTTAACTCCATCAAAAGTCAAAGCTTGAGTACCATCATACCACAAGAAACCTCTATTATCAACACCATTAGCACCTACATTAGAAGCGAAACCTCCTAAAGCACGTACATAAGCTTTAAACACATCGAAGCCCATATAGAAATGAAGATCATCTTTACCATATACGTTATCAGGTAATAAATCTAAAGCATCTCCTAAAGCATCAATTACGTTTGTAGCATCGATAGCACCAGGATTCAAAGAAACATCAGCACCATCAGCAGCAGCTTGAGTAATTAAGTTAGTCCATACATATTGCTCCGTAGCAAATGATACTTTTTCTAACATATTAGCGATAAAGAAATCGCTGAAAGTAGCTGGTAAGTTATCGTAAGCAGAGTAACCCATTTGTACTGCTTCCCAATCTGATTGGAATGGAGTTTTACACAAAGTAAGGTTAACTTGTTTCTCATCTACTTCTAATACTTTCTCTGCTAAAGCAACATCAGCAGTATCGGTATAATCACAAGTAGCATTAGCGATAGTAATATCGTTAGCTAAAGTTTTGATTACAGCTTTGTGTTTTACGTTAGGCATAATAGTAATACCCTCTTTTTGTAAAGTAGGAGCTGATAATACACCGGCAGCAATATACTTCCCGGCAAATTCACCAGCATAAGTAGTTGTAATAGCTGGCTCGGTAAATTCGTATCTTTTAATTGTACTCATAGTTAATTTAATTTAGCGAAAATGGTTTCTAATACGTTTGTTTGTTTGTTAAAATTTGATTTTGGCTTTTCTACTTGAGCTACCTTTTCGGGAGAGTGAGTAACTTTAGCCATCTTTGTTTCTTTGTTGTTTTTCATTTCGGATTTCATCTCTTCAATTTGAGATTTCATTTCCTCTAACATTGGAGCTACTGCTTCGATAACTGCTTTAATGATTTCCTCTTGAGATACAGCTTCTACTTTTACTTCTTCTTTAACTTCTTCAGCTGCTTCTACTTCGATTTCAGTTTCAGCTTCTACTTCTACAATAGATTCGATCTTACCATCCATAACGATGATAGTTATACCATCAACTTTATACTCTCCATTATCAGCGGGTACGGTTTCAGTTTCAGAAACGATGAAGATATCTCTACCTACTTCAAAAGCTTCTGCCTCTAAAACAACACCATCAGCAGTAGTCATTTGTGCTAACTCTACCTTTGCTTCTACGGATAGTAGCGTTTGGATTTGTTTTAATAGTTCACTTGGTTTCATATATTTGATTTAATTATTTAAAT